AAGAAGCCCATTGGTACTGGTAAGGATAATGCTTTCTTTAGCCATTATGAGATTATCAAGGAGAATATCTCAATTGTTGAGTACGTAAACTATATTGCTGCTAGAGCGCAAAAGCATGAGAGGGAACAGTCTAACATTGTGGACTCGTTCCAGGAACCTTCTGAAATCGTACAATTGTGCAGTGACTGTATGCGTTGTGTTGAGACGTGTACTTGTGTTCACATTGAAGAGGAAGAAGTTGCTTCGGTAACAGAACTCTCTGATGATAGTGACAGTGATTCAGAATTTGAGGATGCTGAGGAGTATGCACCTCAATTTGGTGAGCGCTTAGCAGGGCATATTGTTCGCCAAGGCGAATCTTACAAACATGTGATTCGAAAGAAACAGGCTATTGTGGAAACTAAGGTTGAAGACCTTTCCATTAACTTTTTGTTGACTTCCTTGAAGCGATTTGAGGAGTCACCGTATTCGTTGTGGACTAATTATATACCTGAACAATGGATGGACAATGATTACGTCAAATCTACTATTCTGGCCTATGGTCAAGATGTGATAGGACAGGACGTGCAAGATTATCTGTATAGGATGGCTGCTACAACATCACTTATTACACTATCTGCATACAGAGTTTTCGGACTCCGTTTTGCAGTCACTGTCATGCTTGGTGTTGGTCTGTACCATGCTTTTTCAATGGCAGGGATCATAGAAACTAAGAAGACAGCCTATATGGATGCTCTTGTGAAATCTCGTGAAACCTTGCCTGAATGTTTTAAGACTCTTCGTGATCAGCATGTCAAGACAGCTTGTATGCTTTTTGGAGCTATTGGTTTTATGTATGCCGCTGCCCAGACCTATAAGGCAGTAAAAGCAAATTTAACTATGCAAGGCAAATTAGCACCCAAATCAATTGAAGACATCCGTGCTCGTGATATGGAAGCAAATGTTTGGAAGGTTACGGAAACTACACCAGTTGAACATAATACTAAAGGAAACTTTTCTAGTCAGGAGTTCGCTTCTCTAGGATTGCGTTCTGCATTATATACTATTGAGATTGGAAACAGTTTCAGTGGAGCTTTCTATTTGCGGACTAAGGAATTTTTAATTCCTGCCCATATTTTGCCTAAGGAAACTTGTATTGCTTCCCTTAAGGGACCTTCTGGAACTTCGAAATTCGTCTTGAATCCGGATAAAGCTTACAAACTTCCTCGCACCGATGCTGCTATCATTTATGTAGCCAATGTTGTGCCAGCAAAAAATCACATGGATAGTTTTTGTGATGATTATAAGCGAGACCCTTGTCCTGCTTTCATGTATGGCAAAAGGGAGGATGCTTCGCACTTTTCTGATAAATTGTATTGGAGCTTTGCTAATGATGTATACAATGGTGCAGAGGTTTTTCCTGGATCATTTTATGATCTTAAGGATAACATCACTTTTGATGGAATGTGTATGTCACCTATTGTGTCAGATTCCGTTGTGAAGAAGATTATTGGATTTCACATTGGAGGGGTTACTGGCACTAAGAAAGGTTGCGGTTTTGCAATTACTCGTGCACAGTTAGTAGCCGCTCGAGCTGAGTTGTACGAACTTAATACAACGGCTCTAGCAGGACCCCAATCGAGAGATATTGAGGATTCTATGATGGGAAAAGAATATGCTCTCAGTTCTACTGTTCACCATAAATGTCCCACCAATTACATTACAGGTGATCCTGCTATAGTTGTATATGGGTCTGTTACAGGCAGATCTACTTTTAATTCTACCGTAATTGAGACGCCTATCTCTGCTATTGTGGAGAAAGTTACGGGTGTTCCCAATAAATATGGTCCTCCTCGATTCAAAGATCCTATCAAGAGGGAGGATGGATCTATTGATAATCAAACCTGGAAACCTTGGTATGCATCTCTTGAAGTATGCTCAAAACCATCAGTTGGCTTCGATCCTGCAAAGGTAGAAGTTGCTGCTGACGATTATATTTCAGGGATTCTAGATATGGTTGATAGAGACATCGCTTTACATAAGGCTGAAGTCAAGCCTTTGTCTCATCAAGAAACTATTTCTGGTATTACAGGTCGTAGATTTGTTGATGCTATGGTAGCAAGTACTTCTGTGGGTTACCCCATTGGAGGTCCTAAATCAAGATTTATGATCGACTTACCACCTACGGACGAACACCAATGTCCTAGGGAATTCACACCCGAAATTCAAGCTGAAATAGCGAGAGTTTTAACTTTGTGTGATGCAGGTGATATTCCAAACCTGATTTTTGGAGCTAGTTTGAAGGATGAACCTACTAAATTTGGTTTGCACAAGGTGAGAGTATTCCAAGCGGCTCCATTGGCATTACAATATGCTTTGAGAAAATATTTCTTGCCCATTGCTAGAGTATTGTCATTATATCCACTAATTTCTGAGTTAGCTGTTGGTGTTAATGCACATGGACCAGAATGGCATGAATTGACTCAATTTATGTGCAAATTTGGTGAAGACCGTATTTTGGCAGGAGATTATTCCAAGTACGACTTAAGGATGCCTGCTCAACTTACTATTGCTGCATTTTCAATTATGATCCGCATTGCGCGACATGTTGGAAATTATTCTTCAGCCGATATTGCTAGAATGGAAGTATTGGCTCATGAGGTTTGCACGCCTCTTGTAGCTTATAATGGAACATTGATTCGCTTTTTGGGTACCAACCCATCAGGGCAAAATCTGACTGTTTATGTCAATAGTATTGTCAATTCTTTGTTGCATAGGATTTGCTTTTTCGAGATTTATCCTATCGAATCCATGTCACGCATTGGACGCGAATTATCTTTAGGTAGGGATGCTACATACAGGGATATTGTTGCGACAATGACATATGGTGATGATGCTAAGGGATCTGTTCGACCAGGTTTTGATCTGTTTAATCATATTTCCATGGCTAACATTTTGAAAGAAAATGATATGGTATTCAC